TAGTATTACCCGGAACCTCTGTGCCGACCACTTCTGTGCCAGAGAGATGGATAACTTTGTTTAGCCTTCTGATCACCTGGTCCAGTTTAGTGTCGTACCAAAATTTATCTGGAGCATGCTCGCAGGTTATGACTATTTGGGGGGAGTTAATCTTCACATGCCCCCCCTTAGTTTCTCCCTGATACTTGTATCGATCAATCATTCGTAGAAACTCTCTGAAAGATTCGACTTTTCCATCCCAGTGAAAGTCATCAAGAATGATCCATTTCTGTTGTTCATAACCGTCCCACCATTTCGTTCCATCCTTCATATAAAAGGAATCGCATAGTTCAACAGCATAACGTGTCTTACCAACCCCTGTTGACCCCCATATCCATGTTACATTCGGCCTCTCCGTTCGATGCTTCATCACTTTCGTCTGGAGAGCCTGCAACCCCCTGGAGTACCGAACATACACCTCTGGGTTCTCCTCCGCGACCTGCTCCAAAGAAGCCCCGTTACGGACCATTAAGGCCACCTCTGCCAAGTCTGATCTCGCGCCCATCATCGGCGGCTCACCCTGCTCCCACCAATCCCCTTCCTTCTTACAATACCGGGCATTCCGCTTCGCCGAATACCTCGCGCTCTCAAGGTGCACCTCCTTCCGGATCGAGGTCTTTACGGTCTCGAATCTCACGGGGTTTGCGTAGTATAGGTATCCTTGCAGGTGAGGCTCTTTTGACTTTGGGCAGATTTCTTTTCCTACGCATTGATACTGCACTTCTAGCTTCTTAATTTTGTTAATATCTTCCTCTGTGTAATGAAATAGAGTAAAAGCCCATCCGCGTGAGCGACATGCCATTTCGGAAACGTGCTGTTCGCCGTCGTCGTCCTTTTAAGAGGACTCGGACTTATCGGCGTCGTCGCATAATGCGTCCAGGACGCTCACTTATGGTGCATTCTTTTAAACGCAAGGTTAACTACGGTTCTTTTGACTTCGATTCAGGCACCAACGGTTATAAGTCAGGAGCTTTGACTTTCCGCCTGTCTGATGTTCCCGGCTATGCGGAGTTTGGTCCAATGTATGATAAGTTTAGGATTGATTATGTCAAGCTATATTTCTGTTGCCGTTATAACACCAACTCCTACGCAGAAACTGCTTCTGCTACCTACCAGGTAGGTTCAATTCACGGTCTAGTTGTCGTAGACACCGACGATGAAACCCCTGTTACTCAGGATGAGTCCGGCATGAACGATATGCGCCAGCATCCTCGTGCCAAGTCACACATTTTCGGCAACGGTAAGTCCCAAATCTTATCTATGGGATGTAAGCCTCGTATCCTCAGCGAAGTCTACCGTTCTGGCATCGCCACTTCCTACAATCCTATCCGTGCACCATTTTTGTCTTACGGATCCAACGGGTTTTCCATCCCGCATTACGGCGTGAAGTTCTGTTTCCGTCTTCCTACTACGGGCTCTGCCCTCAACCCCTTCAAGGTCCCCATGGATGTGTTTGCCACATTCTACCTTTCCATGCGTGACCCTAAGTAAGTAAACTCTCTTCAGGAACTCGATTCGAGTACCTTATACGCGTGGAATCAACGCCCGTAGGGCGTTAATAATATTAAATTTTGGGGTCGTAAGATCCCAAAACCCCAAAATTTAAATTTGGGGGGGCGGGGGCGCAGCCCCCGCAGCTACACTATTCTGAGGTTCCGGTA